CTCATGCCAAACAAGAAGGAAGCAGTCGACGGACTCGGCGTCATTGAGCGTCGCACCACCAGCAGCCGCAAATGGGAATCCCCTGAACTCATGCGGAAGCTTGTGCGCGACATCCTCGACCCCGACCGCACCGGCGAAGTCAAGGTGGAGCAGGTCATGAAACTGATTTCCACTCTTGAGCAAGTCCTGCCCCTGACCCCGTCTCTCGGCTGGCGTGTCACACCCCTCAAGGAGAATGGGGTCAACATCGACGCGTACAGCGAAGTGACCTACGGTCGATCCAACATCACAATCACCAACTGAAGGGAAAGCAATGACCGATAACCTGCCCGAACCGCAGCGAGCCTTGTCGCCCGCTGAAGTGTCATGGAAAGTGGCACAAAAGATTGCCAACACACCGTTCGTGCCAACCGCCTTCCGCGGTAAGCCCGAATCCGTGTACGCCGCCGTCCTGTACGGTGAGGAACTGGGCCTCGGCCCGATGCAGTCGCTCTCACAAATCCATGTGATCGAAGGCAAGCCGTCGCTGTCGCCCGAAGGCATGCGTGGCCTCGTCCTCAAGGCGGGTCACCGCATCGACGTGAAGGTCGCAGCCAACGACCGCGTCGTGCTGTACGGCAAGCGCTCGGACTCTGGCTCCGAGGCCACGGTCGAATGGACAATGAAGGACGCCCAGCTCGCCGGGCTGGCAGGCCGAGGCGCCTGGAAGACCTACCCCCGAGCAATGCTCATAGCTCGAGCCACATCCGAACTGTGCCGCATGCTGTTCGCTGACATCATCGCCGGATTGTCCTACACTCCGGAAGAAGTCCTTTCTATCGAAGGAAAGGAATGGAACGAGGCTCCGGTCAATCCCCCGGCCGAAGCCATCGTAAGTCTCGACCCCATCACGGCGGCCGTCCCAGCCGAGCCGTCCGTGGTGGCGGTCGAGACATCATGGGAAGACGCGTTCCCAGGCTCCACGATGACCACAGCCGACGACATCTTCGACGCCGAGATCGTGCCCGCTGAACCAGCACCGACCGGCAACCGACCGGCAGCATCAGCAAAGCAACTCAACATGATCCGCGCCATCGCCCGAGGCCAAGGTATCGAAGGTGACGACCTGAAAGCCCTGTGCTCAGGCATCGTCGGCTATGAGGTCAGCATCCTGTCGGCCCTGTCGATCAACGACGCATCCAAAGTGATCGACCACTTGAAGGCAGGTGAAAAGTGAAGTTCTTCGTTCGCTACCACACGCCCGAATCAGAAATTCGGTTGATGCGTCGCACCCTTCTCGAATGCTCGCAGGTCATCGACCAGTTGCACGCCGATAAAAAAGAACTGCTCCTGCGCGGCAACCGAATCGTCGATGCTCTCGACACGAACGACGGCACCATCCCCTCGGCATGGAAAGTGTCGAACGCCGTGGCCGCATGGCGCGAGTTTGCGGGGGTCGCCAAATGAGTTCGTTCTATCAGCTGTGGGAATCTTCGGTGCCCCGAACATGGATGGAACAGGCGAAATGCAAGGGTCTTGACCCCGAGTTGTTTATGCCGGAGCCAGGCGGGAACGCTCGAGCCGCCAAAGCAATCTGCAACGGTCGGCCCGCAACAAGCCGCGACCCTGGTGATGCCCCCTGCCCCGTCCGACAGGAATGCCTGGACTATGCGATCCAACTTCCACCGCCCGTGTACGGCGTATGGGGTGGCAAGTCTGAGCGGGAACGGCGAGACATCAAGCGCGAAACCAAAGTACAGGTCCAGAAGCGGTTCTTTCACGGCACCCGGCAAGGGTACGAGGAACACCGGCGCCGAGGCACCCCGCCCTGCGACGCCTGCAAGGAGGCACACAAAGTCGACGTACAGGCATGGAGAGACAAGCGCCGTGACGACTTGACAATGCCCGCATTGAAGCATCTCGTACGATTAGTTCATGGCGAAAATGCACGGGCACCACGAACTGCCCTCTGAAGCCGACTGCGACACCTGCGGCACCGCCGTAGCACCAGTCAGGCGACACAACTTCCATCCACAAACAGGCACCGTCACCTGCGACGACTGCCACGAAACCGAACACAGCTACAGCAAATTCCGAAGGGACTGGGAATGACAAACGTCATCGAACTGCCGCTCACATTCAGATCATCCGACCCAACAACCAGCCGACAAGCACCCGACAAGCCCAAGCGCACCAGCCAGGTCTACCGCCTGCTCGAGGTCTACTGCCTGAACGATGTCACCGACGAAGAAGCCGTCGGCCTGCTCGTCAACCGGCCGCTTACCCTCGCAGACGAAGGGCTACGCCGCCGCTGCTCCGACCTTCGTGCCCTGGGCTGGATCACACCGACCGGCGATACCCGACTCAACCAGTCAGGTCGTCAGCGCATCGTGTGCGCGATTACCGGAGCAGGACGAGATGCCTGGATGGAGCATCAGAATGGGTGACCCCATAGTCCAACTGATCCTTGCGGCCTACATAACCGCTGTGCTCATCTCAATCTGGAAAGCATTCCGATGACCCAACCAACATACGGCTCCCTATTCTCGGGCGTCGGAGGCTTCGACCTAGGGTTCGACCGAGCAGGCTACGACTGCCGTTGGCAAGTCGAATGGGATGCCCATTGCCAGCAAACCCTCGCCCACCATTGGCCCGAAGTACCACGCCACGGCGACGTGCAGGAAGTCAAAGGCGACCTGCTCGAGCCAGTCGACACCATCATCTACGGATCACCCTGCCAAGACCTGTCAGTCGCAGGCAAACGCAAAGGCATCGAAGGTGGCCGATCATCCATGTTCTTTGAGTCAGTACGAATCTTCAAGGAGATGCGCGATGCAACAAATGGAACTTTTCCCCGAATCACCATCTGGGAGAATGTCCCCGGAGCTCTCAACAGCAACCAAGGAGCCGACTTCGGAGCGGTCCTCGCAGCGTTGGATGACATCGGGTCTGTGGCGCAATGGTGGAATGTGCTGGATGCACAGTTCTTCGGAGTCCCCCAACGGCGTCGACGGGTGTTCCTCGTCTCTGTCTTCGATCCTGCAATTGCCGAACGAGTCGGACCTAACCAAATACTTGCTGTCGGCACGGGCCGCCGAAGGAATCCTACGAAGGTCAAGCAACAGAGGGAAAGCGCTCCCGCCCTTGCTGGAGAGAGCATTGAATGACGTGGTTCGTGAAGCGTCGTCGAGCACAACACCCTGACGACTACGAAACCTGGCAACAAGAAGGGGTCTGCCCAACCTTGAACGCATTCGACAACACCGGCGACAGCCGAGCCACCGTCATCGTATTCCAACCAGGGCAAATGATCCGTCTCGGTGGCGGAGTATGGGAGAACATCGTGCCAACACTTCGAGCCGAAGCCAAACGGGGCGACAACGAACCCCACATGGTTATCTTTACCGCACAACGCGTCGGTGAACCGCCCAGAATCTATGACGACACGACCCCATCGTTGCTCAGCCGCATGGGCACAGGAGGAAACAACGTCCCCATGATCGCCACCAATGAACCCATCGGATTCGACTCCAATGCAAGCGGATCGTTCAAGGTGCACGCCGACGGCCAGTCGCACCCAGTCAAAATCGGGTCAGCTCTCGGCATCCCATCGCCCCCAGCAGTCGCAACTGACACCACCGTCCGACGACTCACCCCACTCGAATGCGAGCGTCTCATGGGATGGCCCGACAACCACACCCTTTACCGCGCAGACGGCAAAACCAACAGCGACAGCACCCGGTACAAAATGTGCGGCAACGGAGTAGCCAGCCCCGTAGCCGAATGGATCGCCCGCCAACTACTACCGTTGCTGACATGAGTCAAACCTGGAGATGCCCCAAATGCACAACAACAATTACGACCCACGTACAACTCTCGGCGCCACCCACATGCGGTCGACATACTGGGAAGACCGCCGTCGAGATGCGGGTCTTGCCCAAGCCGTTGGGGAACGAATTATTTACGGAACCTGGATCGTCGGACTGACATCCATCACCCTGTCAGCCGTCTACAAACTCGCCCGAAAGATCATCAAGTGACCCGCAACCGAATCAACATTGACCTCGACCCCGCGCTGGACGGATGGCTCACTACGACGGCCACAGTCGTAGGATGCAGCAAGACCGAAGCAGCTCGAGCACTCCTGACCTACACCCAGGCGAACCAGCCGCCGTCGGAGACGCTCAGGCGGATTGCGGCTGAACACTATCTAGAAGCGAATCTGGCGCGGAGCCGGAGCCAAACCGCCCGCCATCAGGCTCGACGAGAATCATCTCCACAACATCAGCCTGACTGACCTCGGCCACCGGGTTCAACATCCCCAAAGTCTGACGGACCCACAGGTCGGTCGTATGGCCCAGCCACTTAGCGATGACCGGGATCGGGACACCGCGCTCCGCCTGCCGTTTCACCGCATAGCGGCGCAGGTCTTGCACCGTGATCGGACGGCCACACGCCTCTCGAGCCAACACCCCCAACGCCTCCGCCACATACTTCCCCGTCAACGACGGCCCCATCGGTGAAGTCGGAGCGAACACAGCCGCCAGCCCCAATGTGACAACCTCGAGACGCCCATCAACCGGCACTTCGCGCCGATTACCACGCCGCGACACCACCTTGACAAGGGTACGCCCCTCCCAAGTGCGGATGTCCGTCGACCGAACTCGCATCGCCTCGGCCACATCCAGCCCGCCATAGGCCACCATCCCGGCGACCCACTCCCAACGCGGCCCCTTCTTCGCCGCCGCATCCATCAGCAACCCCAGCTCAGACTCGGTCGGGATCACGACCCGAGACATTGAGCGCACCCGCTTCGGCAGCGTCACATTACGGAACCCGTGCCCCTTGATGACACCTTCGGCCAGCAACGCATCGAACCAGCGCGTCACCCCCGAGTACCTTGACAGCACCGACGACGACGTGTACTGAGCCTCGAGCCACTCAGAGAACAACTGAGCATTCAACGCCGAACCGTCGAGGGCATGCACGCCATGAGACTGGCACCACCGCTGCCATGTGACGATGTCCTTCTTGTAGCGACGCCGAGTATGGACAGAGGGTTGAGACCCCAAGAATCGTGCCGTCACGGACCGAACAGTCGCCATAAATAGAAATTATCACCGAACCGGCGTTGAACAGCGCACCGAAACACCGGTCGAATCGCACGCCAAATTTTTTGGTCGAATCGCACGCCAAAATTGCCCACACCCAGGGCTTTTGGGGTTTTTCGTGGGGGGCCGGTGCTCCAGCTGCCCTGGCTCGAGAATACAAAAAGACCACCACCGAACACCCGTTCGACGAACAGATGTTCGATGGTGGTCGATGCCGTCGACCGTCAGAGGTTCGGCCCGTCGATCACCCCCACTCGATACCCCGAGGCAAATGCTTCAACGATGGCCACCAATTCGGCCAAGGTGTCGGCGTTCGGTAGACCGATCACAGCCCATCGACTGCCAGCCCCCCCGATCCGCTCCACCCAAAACCCCCAACCCGCCCCGCTGCGACCATGCGCCCAACGCCAACCCGAAGGGGGAGCAGGCAACAGCCGAACGATGATCGGAAGACAGCCCGACCCGTGCCGATGGCTGGCATCACCGCCAGAACAAGCAGGAAGACGGTACACATCAACCACGCCGACCACCTCGATAAACAACCAAGGCGACGACGACGAGGACGACGACGGGCACAAGTGCCCACCAAGTACCGCCCGAAGTCGAACAGGTCATTAGGAAATCATCGGGACACGGTGCGCCGATCATTCGATCACCGCCACCCATTCGTCACGATCACCACGGGTAACCATAATGTCAGCCGTCGATCCCCGAGGATCACCGAAGACACGCCAACCGCCGATGAACTTATTCACCCCGTCAGGATCAGCGAAAGCGACCGCCTCCCGAAGCGTGGCGACCTGCTTACCGAAACGCACTTCGGCCCTATCCATCCGTCGCTGCAAATCTTCGCCCCACTTCTCCAACCGTTCAGAAGTGGCGTAAGGACGATCAACCCAAGTCGGCCCGTTGCATTCTTCCTCTGTGAGTCGCTGAATCGTGACCGCAGTCCGAGCCAACAATCCGCACACATCCCGAACATGATCGGACACAGGTACACCACGGCGAGACAACTGCAACGCCAACACATCACCCCGAGCCGTCATCACTTCACCTCCCAAGTTGACGGAACCAACCACGAACCACGATCGCCACAATCAACAACGAACGCAGGCAACTCGGTTAGGTCGATAGCGAGACTGATGCCGTCAATCACAACAGGTGACGAATCGAACTTCTCGACGACAACACCTTCCAATAGTTCCGCGTCACCGTCGACCCTGAACATCATCGTTCGGTCGTCTTCTTCTTCTTGCTGCGAGCTGGCGAACGCATCCAAAGCGAACGCCGACTGACTCAACAACTCGCCCAACGCATCAGCCTGCCCATCGGCAAGATCTCGAAGTTGGTCGGCGAGTTCACGAAGCGTGAACCGTTGCATTACTTCCCCTTTCATAAAGCCGATGCCCAGCGCATCGACAGCGTGTGCCCGTGAATCGAACACGGACTACCCCTACCAAGGGACACACCACTAGCGACTAACCAACCTGCGTGCACTCTCCGCAGTTACTGCACCAATACCAGTCACCTAGTAGCGACTCATCGTCGTATTCATGCACCCATTCATGGAGGTGGCATTGGCACTCGGTGGGCTGATCTTCGGTCATGCCGTCACCCGACCCGACATGATGTCGAACACAGCAACAGCCACACCCTCGGCAGTCGGAGCAACCAACAAAGCCCCAACCATCTCTGCAAGATCGCCGTCAAGGTAGGCATCCTCTGAACGATAAAACCCGACAGTCACCGAAGACCCGAACTCTGACGGATCACCAATCGGCCCGAGCACATCATCACCAGTCACCAACACCAGCGACCCATCCGACAACTGACAGCGGTACAGATGACAACCGCCTGCCGTGTGCTCGAACTGCCACTCACCGAAACCCATCTCGTCAAGCAGACGGAACAACCGCCCTGCCTCCTCGTAGCGTTCCTCTAACGAATCCAACTCCATGACACACCCCTTCAAACAGGCCGACCCCCAGCGGATCGACACCACCACACTAGCCAACAGATAACCCCCGAACACGGATCAGACACGCCACAACCCCCACCCGACGAGAAGAATGCACCACCTCGCACGATCACAGGGCGACCCTGTCGGGAAGCACGCCAGCCGATAGGCAAACCAGGGCAAAACCCCCGACAGCCCTACTCGAAGGCCGTAGACCCTCATCGCGTGTGGCTGTCTGCCTGGCGATCCCCATCGACTATGGCCCTACACCTAGGCCGCATTTCGTCATGACGAATTAGGTGCGCCTAACAATCCGTCGATGCCCCATGCCCCACCCGAACATTTGTTCGGCGAACACCAGTTCGGTCGGCCACCACAGGGGGACACCTGCCCGGCCCCGGCCCCTACCCCCCCGCCACACCCCAAGGGGGGTCCCCAGCCCCCACCTCCCACTACCTGTTCCCGTATTTTTTGGGGTTTGTGGGGTGGGTGTGGGTCTCGGTGGTTGGGTGTCCGTTCTCCCTGC